GGAAATTTGTCCATGCATATCATAATTCTTCCGCGTTAATCCGTCGTTTGATGGACGAAAACGGGAAATGGATAAAGAAGAGAGTTACCCTCTTAGAAGACAGCACAAAGGTTGTGTTAGCAAGCGGTGTGGGGCCAACATGGCCGGCTTACGGGCCGACTCTGTTCCCACAAACTGCGTTTGCTGACTACAATGTGCCCTGGCTGTCTGCACCGGCTACCTGGGAGCTAAGCGAGGAAAAAGTTGACCTCGTGACGGCTGTAGGTAAGTTCCGGTTCTATAGACCTGAATTTGACTGGCAAAACCAATCTAACCCTTTATATGGGATAGAGAGGGATCTTACCCTTTATGGTTTGCGTGTCAGTCCGATAAATGTCTATCGTGCGATACCTTGGTCTTGGGCTCTCGATTGGGTTACGAACACCGGGGATTATATCCAACGATGTAGTGACGCCGAGATCGATAGCGTGGCATCTGAGTACCTTTATTGTATGAGGCACCAGGTAATCAAAAGGACGTATAAAACTACGATCCCCATGATTAATCCGGGTCCCATTACTCTGACATTCGAGAGAATTGTCTCGACGAAGCAGAGGGGTGAAGGTAACAGTCCATATGGATTTAGCCTGTCTTTGGCTAATTTAACGCCTAGACAGTTAACGATTGCTGGAGCACTTGGCATACTAAGGCTTTAAATCCTTGTATGCGAAGCCCAGTGATCATCGCCGAATGGTAATAAATAAAACTGCGGGGTCTTGACAACCCTCGTAGCCCCATTTGGTTAACGTCCTAAAAGTCTTTGGAGGTCAACCATCCATGTTTGCCGATCCACAATCAGTTACAGTCAATTCTGTCGCTCAATCATTGGCGCGGATCTTGATTGAAGGAAAGAAGTGTGTCTACCAGAAGGCAGACGCTACTTTTACCCTCACAATTTCCCACCAACAAATCGCCGGTGACCGACTTCGGTCAATGGCGAGGATTGATCAGCGAGCTGTCGTTCCAGACCCGTTAACAGCTGTTAACGACTATGAGACGCTCAGTTTTTACTTTGTGATTGACAGACCCTTAGTTGGGTTTACGTCGACACAGGTAGAACAGTTAATAGCAGGTCTTAAGACCTGGTTAGACTCTACCGCAATTGGTAAACTCTATGGCCAAGAAGCTTGACTCACCAACTACGAAAGCGAAGTTTTATCTTCGCTTAGTGGAAAGTGTTTTGAAAACAGCCGGAATTATATCCGACTGTGGTGTTACGGTTTACCTTGTTTACAAGGTCTTTCGTTACATCCAAACACTTTAACATTGGCTGTCGATCTTCTTTTGGTTAAGAGAACCAATCAATATAACGGTAGTCCGAAGAGGGAATGGGTGAGAATTAAGGCGTAATTGCCTAAATGTTTTTGCCCAATTGGGGCCTGCATTAGCTCTAATAAATACGAGCGAATGTGTAGGTCCCTTCTCTCTGTCGGAAATCTGGTTGAACTGTTCCCATCTGGGATCGGTTTATAAGGCGAACATGCGTTGGCTTGAAGACCCACTTCCAATTAAGGAGGTTGTCTTGAAAAGCAACGTAAGTGATTTCCTGGACCTGATGGAGAACATCTATAGAGATGCTACCATCAAGTGTACCGCTGATGTCTCTGATTTACGTGACCTACAAACTATTAGGTCACGAGTCAAAGATGAAGGACTATCATTCTTAACGATAGCCCTCCCCAGATTTTGTAAGGACTTTGAAAGAAGCCTTGCAAATGGGGAAATTGACTCAAACCTCTTCCTTCGTTGGAAACGACGGCGGAAGTCAGTGATGCCCATATTTCTACAGGGGATCACAAGTCAAATCTTTGACAGTGAGACAGGAAGGTTAAAACGTCATGACAATTCCACACAATGTGGAACTACTTCAAATGATATTTCTACTCTTGTTGAATCTGTACGGCAGATATGCCTTACTTTCAAAAAGGTGGAAGTCGACTGCACATCCGCAAGGACTGCGGCCGCATTTGAAAGTTTTGTCGAAATTGAGCGTTCCTTCGAAACGTTTTCACTCACCAGCGTGGAAGAAGCCGAGTTTTTGGCTACTTCTGCTGTGCTCTGGGATAATTTGGTTAGTGACTTTTCACTTGACAAAGTATTTCCAAAGCATGGCCCTGGTGCAACCGCTGAGAGGATTTCTGGAAATCAGAAATTCGTTTGGCGTAGGTGGCACGATAGGATCGAGCCTTATTTTCCTTTGGTTGACAATGGATACCCTTTGGGTATTTCTTGTTCGCCTGAGGAGCTCGATTTAGTATCTATCATTCCGGAGGCTGAAGAACAACCTGTTAGAGTTGTCGCAGTCCCGAAAACGTTAAGTGGACCCCGTGTCATAGCAATAGAGCCCTGTTGTGCACAGTATGTGCAACAGGGGATTCGAGACTTCCTCTATGGGAGCCTCGAGTCCTATTGGCTAACGGCTGGTCATGTAAATTTTAGTGACCAGTCTATTAACCAGAGGCTAGCTCTTGACTCTTCGGCTACAGGTCGATTGGCAACAATCGATCTCTCTGATGCGAGTGATCGCGTTCCGCGTGATCTTGCTTTGCGGATGTTCGATGGGAATCCCGATCTTAGGGATTCAATCGATTCATGTAGGTCGAAGATGGCGCAACTACCTGATGGCCGACTTGTCGGTCCTCTCAGAAAATTTGCGTCTATGGGTAGTGCTCTCTGCTTCCCTGTTGAGGCCATGTACTTTTACACTATATGTGTAATGGCTTTACTCAAAAGCGGAAACCTTCCTCGTACCCCTAGTAATGTTTTAAAAGTTACTAGGGATCTTTACGTTTATGGAGACGACATAATTGTCCCCACGAACGCAGCGG